ATCCATTAGAAATAAACCTATACGAGAAAGGAAAAATAGATGAGTAATAGAAGATACATATTAAAAGAAAGATTAAAAGCTACAGAAAAATGGATTGAATATTTTTTAGATGTAGAAAAAAACAGATCAATTTCTAAAAGAGCTCTTAAAGCTCTTAACAAAGATAAACCTTTTTTAGGATTTATTTTTGGAACTATATACCTGCCTACTAGAATTTGGGATTTTATGTATGATATAATTTGGTGGAATAGATATCGTAAAGCATGTAAAGAAATAGAAATTATAAGAAAGGAATTAAAAAGTTATGAGTAATATTGATTTTGAAAAAGACCAACAGGAGGTCATTAAAAAAACTGACAATATACAATCTTTAGCTGATCAAGTTGAAAGACTAGAATCTTTACAAGGTAGACTTGAATTGCAAGAAGAAAATATAAAAAATACCAAAAAAGAATTGGAGCATGTATCTGGAGAAATCATTCCAACCATGATGAGTGAAATGGGCTTGTCTCATTTAAAACTTATGGATGGATCTTCAGTAGATGTTAAGCCGCACTATAGCGCTACAATTACTGTAGCTAATAAAGAGGCGGCATTCAAATGGCTTCGTGAAAATGGACTAGGAGATATAATCAAAAACGAGATATCCGTATCTTTTGGTCGCAACGAAGATAACAAGGCAGCTGATTATGCTGTTCTTGCACAAGAGCATGGGTTTCAGCCAACACAAAAGTTGAAGGTTGAGCCCATGACTCTTAAAGCGTTAGTCCGTGAGCGTATTGAGGCAGGTAAAGACATGCCAACGGAACTTTTCAACGTATTCGTTGGAAATAAAACAACAATAAAAAGGAAACAATAACTATGAACCAAGAAACAAACATAGCTAAAAAAGAAAATGCAGGTGCATTGGCTACGAATCTTTTCGAAGCTGACGCAAATGCTGGCTCTCAGAATATGACGCAGGAAGATCTTGCGTTACCATTTCTGAAAGTCTTAGGACAACTATCTCCTGAAGTAAATAAAAGAGATGGTAAATATGTCGAAGGTGCAGAACCAGGCATGATCCTTAACACTGTCACAAATGAAGTTTTTGATGGTAGTAAAGGAATAAATGTATTGCCAGTATTCTATGAAAGAAAATACGTAGAATGGCAAGACAGAGGCGAAGGAAAAGGCTCTCCAGTAGCAATTCACAGCGCAGATAGCGATATTGTGAGTACAACTACTAGGGATAAATCTTTTAAAGATCGCCTACCAAATGGTAATTATCTAGAAAACACTGCAAATCATTTTGTAGTTCTTTTAGGTGATAATCCATCAACTGCTTTGATTTCTATGAAAGCTACTCAATTAAAAATTAGTAGAAAATGGAACTCAATCATGATGGGTATTAAACTAAATGGTAAGAATGGATTATTCACTCCGCCAACATATAGCCACATTTATAATCTAAAAACTGTTCAAATGTCTAATGACAAAGGAACATGGTTTGGATGGGAAGTAACTAAAGTTGGTCCTGTATCAGATAATGGTGTTTATAACATTGCAAAAAGCTTTGCTGAAAGATTAGGCAAGGGTGATGTGCAAGTTAAACATGGATCTGATGAATCAAAAACAGATTCTCCATATTAATCATCTAACGTAAGTTAGATTCCTAGGATTGGGCGTGGAAGCAAGCGTGGAAGCGCCCAAGACAAATTATGATAGAAAAATTTAAAAATATATTTAAAGGCTTAGAGAGAGCCCATGGTTGTACTAAAGTTGGTCCTGTAAATAACAACGGAGAAAAAGTTAAAGGACAATCTTTTGTAGTAAGAGAACCAGTTACAGATGAACTTTGGAAAAAACATTTACAAGGTACACAAAGTTTAGGAATAATTCCAATTAACGATAACAATGAATGTGTGTGGGGATGTGTAGACATTGATTCGTACGCAGGATTTGATCACAAAAAATTAATAGATAAAATAAAACAATTTAATCTACCACTGGTAGTATGTCGATCTAAAAGTGGTGGCGCCCATGTGTTTCTGTTTTCAGAGAAACCTGTAAACGCAGAAAGAATGAGAGACAAACTTACAGAAATAAAAACACTACTAGGATACGGCGGATCAGAAGTTTTTCCAAAACAAATTAGATTAAAATCACAAGACGACACAGGAAATTTTTTAAATTTACCATACTTTAATGGCGACAACACAACAAGATATGCATTTAAAGAGGATGGTAATGCAGCAAGTTTAGAAGAATTTTATGGGATCATTAATAATGTAAAACAACTAGATGTTGGTTCCATAAAAGTGCAGAGGCCCCAATCAGAATTTTCTGATGGGCCTCCGTGCATAGAACTAATGTCTATGAATAAAATACCAGAGGGTGGTAGAAATAATGCAATGTTTCATTATGGTGTTTATGCTAAAAAGAAATGGCCATCAGAATGGAAAAGCAGGATTACAATGTTTAATATATCTGCATCACAATCTCCACTAAGTGAATCAGAAATAGATATAATTAAAAAACAACATGATAAAAAAGAATGGGGTTATAAATGTAATGATACTCCTATGTGTAATTTGTGTGATAAAAAATTATGTAAAACTAGAAAATATGGAATAGGTGAAGAATTAGTATTTCCTTTATTAGCAGATTTACAAAAAATTAAATTAGAAAAACCATATTATTATTTAAATGTTGATGGTGAAAGATTGCATTTAGAAAATGTAAAATATTTAAAACAACAAAGTTTATTCCAGGAAGCGTGTATGGAACAATTAGATTTTAAACCACCTACAGTTAAACCTAAAGATTGGGATATGATTATAAATCCACTAATGAAGAATCATGAGCCTGTTGAGCCACCAGAAGGTGTAACAACTGCAGATCAATTAAAAAATCATTTAGAAGAATTTTGTTTGAATAGACATACTGGATCAGATGTTACAGACCTTAAAAAAGGTTCTGTATGGAATAATGACGGCTATCATCATTTTGTATTTAGTCAATTTTATAGTAAATTTTTAATAAGGCAACGATGGGATATAGATTATTCTAGAACAGCACAAATGTTGAAAGAAGTTTGTAATTGTGAGAACAAAAGAGTTGGAAAAGATAGAACATCGGTATTTGTAGTAAAACAATTTGATAAGAAAAAAGATGACTATGTTCAAAAAGAACTAAAACCAAAGGATATATTTTAATGAAACTAAGATGTTTTATAGAAAGTTTTATTGATGTTGGAAGTGGATTAATTTTAGCAATTTTAATTCAATTATATATATTTCCATTTTTTGGACTGTATCCAACGATCTGGGATAGTTTACACATTGCATTAATATTTACTATAGTTTCAATTATTAGATCGGCTATATGGAGAAATTTTTTTAGGAGAATTGGGTAATGAGAGATTTATTATTTTTAACAATACTAACAGCCATGTGGATATTTTTAACACTATGAAAACAATAGTATTAGGACCACCAGGAACTGGAAAAACAACTACTTTATTAAATAAAGTAGATAGCTATTTAAAAGAAACTGATCCAGATAAAATTGGCTACTTTGCTTTTACTAGAAAAGCAGCGAATGAAGCAAGAGATAGAGCTGTTAAAAAATTTAATTTAACAGAAGATGATCTACCATATTTTAGAACACTACACTCATTAGCATTTAGAAAATTAGGTCTAAAAAAAGATCAAGTTATGCAATCAAGACACTATAAGGATCTTGGAAAAAAACTAGGATTTCCAGTATCTTATGCAGAACATCAAGAAGATCATGGTATATTTACTTCTGATAGTGAATATCTTCAAATAATACAATTAGCACAACTTAAAAATATAACTCCTGAACAACAGTATAATAAAAGAGAACACACACAAGATTTAGAATTAGATAAATTACATATTATTCATAACGAATTAAAAAGATACAAAAAAGAATATAACTTAATAGATTTTAATGACATGGTTTTAAATTTTATTAAGTCAGACTTATCTCCAAAATTTGATG